CTATCTCAATAGAGATTTAGCAGAAGCGCTAAACACTCTATACACACCATCTATCCCGGAAGAAGTTATGCCTTGGGATGAAGTGAAGCCGGAACGTAGTCTAGTTGCCGCGTTACTATCAAGGGCTATCGAGGATGCGCAAGGGGCATCAATGGTAACAAAGCAACATAGGCGTGAGGCTAGGAAATGGATCAATGACGACACGCCGGATCGTGTCTTCACATTTTCCTGGTGCTGCATTATTCTGGATCTAGAACCTTTTGAAATAAGGCAAAGACTAAAGGCTAACAAGTATAAGCTTGAAGCAGTTAGAACGGATAAAGGAACACTACCCAAAGTAGTAAATTCATAAGTTTAAAGTTGCTAGCATGGCATTTGAAAAAGGCAATCCCGGTAGAGGATACGAAACAGCACAACAGAAAAGAATCATTAGAGATTTACTAAGTCCACATCTTAAAGATGCGGTTGCAGAAGTACTACTGCAGCTAAAAGCCGATGAAAACAAGGATCGGCAATGGGCGGTAAAAACCATAATAGAATATACATGCGGAAAACCAGAACAGGGCGTGGATATCTCCGATAATGATGGAACAATAGCCGCCGCAATCCTACAGTTTGTTAAAAAAGATGCGTAACTCAGTTAATCAGTTACCGTACTATCATCCAAAGCAAAAATTCTTTAGAGACTCAGAAGCAACGCAAATACTATTAGGCGGAGATACCAGAGGCGGCAAAACGGCAGGCTTTAAAATCTGGATTATTGAGATGTGCGCGACTATCCCCGGCTTGCAATGTGATATCTTCAGACTACATGAAGATGACGTAATAGCCGGGTATATGACAGGCGATTTTAGCCTTTTAACGCTTACGGCTCAATGGATTAAAGACGGCTTAGTAAAATACAATCAAACAGAATTAAGATTTTGGAACGGCTCGCAGATTAACCTAGAGCATTGCTCAACGGATAATGCGATGTCCAAGCATCAGGGCATACCAAAGCACATAAGAGCCTTTGACGAAGCCGGGCAAATACCAGAGCGCCGAATGAAGTGGCTAACAGGCTGGATGATTTTGAATGAAGAAATGAAAGCTAAGTTGCCGCCTGAATATCGTGAATATTTCCCAAAAGTGGTATTCTTATCAAATCCGCTAGGGCCATCAAAACCATACTTAAGAAAACGATTTGTAAAAGCCCGGCCAAAGTTTGAAATTGAAAAGGTAGGCGCGTGGAAGCTGCAGTATATACCTTTCAGGGTTGAAGATAATACTTCAGAAGATGCAGAAACTACACGCTTAAGAGTTGCTGAAATAGCCGACGAAGCCACAGCAAAAGCCCTGTTAAATGAGGACTGGGATGCGCAAATCGGAAATTTTTTTCATATGTGGGATGAAGATAGGCACACGATAAAAGACTTCATAATCCCTGATTTTTGGCTACGCTTTAGAACTTATGACTATGGCAGCTATGAGCCGTGGGCGTGTCTATGGTGGGCGGTATCGCCGGGCGCTGAAGTGGATGGTAGGTATATCCCAAGAGGTTGTTTAGTCTGTTATCGCGAATGGTACGGATGCAAAGCTGAACATCCGGTATTAGAGGCTGATAAGAACGTGACAAATCTTGCGCCTAAAGGCTGGAGTCATAAAGACATGGCTAACGGCATAATTGACCGCACTGAAGAACGATTTGACCAGCAGCCGACATTTACAGATAAATTCCCATTTATAAAACTTGGAGGCCGTTCGATAGCGCATGATTTCCAAGAGCAAGGCTTAACGCTAACACTAGGCGAATTAGACAGAAAGAACCGGGCAGCAATGACGATATCAAAGCTTAATGGCGAAAAGTTATTAGCCGATTCAGAGGAAAAATGGCCGATGATGCTATTCTTTCAAAGCTGCAAATATTGCCGGGATTATATCCCGATGGTTGAACGGCACGAAAACGAGGGCAAGCAATGGGATTACGCAGAAAGCGGAGAAGCGACACACATAGTCGATTGCGTAACACTCGCAGCCGTTGCGCATAAGATTATCCATGATGCTCCAGTAACAGACAAAACGCGTATGGACAATTCCGTGAATCACCCTAAGAATACAAAGAAATCGATTAAAGACATTATTCCAGAGCTTACCTTTTAAGAAATGGCTAAAGAAAAGAAACTAAAAAAGAAAGAACTTGGCGGTAAAATACCGATTCTTGATAAGCAAATTCTTGATGATGATACGATAACCATCGAAGAAGTCAGACAATTTATAACTGATGCTAAGAAGAAAGCGGAAGATTATTACTCGCTAGCCGATCGCTCTTGGCGTGAAATAGAAAGGCGGGATAAGTCAGGAAAAGTCTATTCGGAGTCAACGGTAACACTTGCTAAAAGATGGGCAAAGTTTCCCCTATGGTGGTCAGTATGGAAGATACGGCAGCCGATTACCCTCGCAAGATTGCCTATTCCTACGCTTAAAGACACACAAGGCGATGATCCATACGGCAGAACAGCTTGCGTACTAGGTGAGCGATTTACACGCGGTATACTTAAAACATTCGAAGCCTTTCCAGAGATATCAGCAAGCAACGATGATTTTCTAGTCACTAACCTCGGCTGGGGGCGCGCATTTTATAGAAACGAGCTATGCAAAGAAGAAGAAAAGATTTACCTAGAAGTGATAATGCCAGAACCGCCGATGCAAAACAAGGGCGATCCGGCAGTACAGCAAGCACCGCCGATGCCGCCAATATTCCTAATGCCTACAGGCGAGCAAGTAACAGACATAAGCCAAGTTCTAAAGGATGATACCGGGCATTACATCTTAACAGGCAATGAAATCAGCGTAGATAATGAAGAAGTTTATTTAGAGGCCGGGTTATACAATAACCTGATAGTTGATCCAGATGTAACAAAGTGGAACAAAGTGACGCGCCTTGCATATGAGTACAAATACAGCTATCGAGAGTTTAAAGACAAATACGGGCAAGAAGCACTAGACACATTAGTCCAAGCGGATATCGAGAAACATAAGACAGGAACGCCGATAACTGTTTACGAGTATTGGGATAAACAGTTAGGCGAAGTCAGATGGCTTGCAGAGACTTCAATAAACTTCTTTCAACCAAAGCAAATCAGAGAACTAGGTGACGAAGTAGATCATTCAGACCTTTACGGCTTAAAGGGATTTTTCCCAAGTACAGAACCATTAATAATAAATCAATCAACTAAAAGTTTTTGGCCTACCCCGGAATATTATCAGGTATGCGATATACTCGATGATATTTCCGCAATAGTCGGCCGCATGGTGCATTTAACTAAAGCGATTCGCGTTCGATTCCTATTTGATTCATCGGTTACTGAACTTAAGACTTTAATCGGCGATAATTGGGCGGCTTCTGAAGGGTCAGGGCTTGGAGTACCTAATCTAGCATCAGCATTAATGAACGATAAGAACGCAGACCTATCTAAACTAGTTGCTTACTTCCCTGTTGATAAACTAATCGAGGGATTAAACAACATGTATCAAGCCTTTGACCAGCGCTTGAATATGTTTTACCAGATAACAGGTATTTCGGACTTAATCAGAGGGCAGACTAACCCCGATTCTGATAAGACTTTTGGTGAAAGGCAAATGGAAGGCAAGTTTGCACTTAACCGCATCGAGCCGTATCAAAGAAAGCTTCAAGAATGGATTAAGGATCAATTCGAATTGCTAATGGAAATGGGCTTGAAGATGTTTTCCGATCAAACTATTGATAAATACATAACCCCTCAGACGCTAGATCCTGAAGATAGAGAGCGATATGTACCAGCCTTAGCTTTGCTACGCGATAACAAGAAAAGACGCTTCAGAGTTGATTTTGAGACGGATAGCACTATTGCAATCAATGAACAGTGGAGACGCGGTCAGGCAATTGAAACGGCTAATGTCATAACCAAGATGCAAGAAGCGGTAGCAAACACAGCAGAGACTATGCCGGAGCTTGTGGAATCACAGCTTAAGCTAATGAGTCATGTTATCGGAGAGCTTACAGACGGCAAACTATTCTTAGATGAAATCCAAGACTCGATTAAGCAAGTAATTGATAAGGTTAATCAGCCTAAAGACGAGCCGCCGAATATTGATATGGAGAAGCTTAAACTTGAGGGCGCAAGATTCCAGTTTGAGCAACAAAAGCAAGTTAAAGCCGACCAGTTTAAGGAATTAGAGATTCAGGCAAATCAGCAAATAGAGATAGCAAAAATACAGCAAAGTGACAGATTAGCCGGAATTGAGTCGCAACTAACACAATTTAAGATCCAAGGTGAACAACAATTAGAGCAATTAACGCTACAAATTGAATCAGAAAACAGCCGAGCACAGCTAGAAAAGGAATATCAAAAGATTAGCGCAGATATATCACTAGCGCAGCAAGAAATAGAACTAAAAAGGCAGGAGCTATTAGTAGAATTAAGAAAGATTGCAGATAAGAAAGAGGTTGATCAGCTTAGTTTGATGATTGATGAACGCGTAGCAGGATTCGAGGCACAGCTTAACAACTCTAAGTTAGAATTAGATAAGACAGTTGCAATGCTAGACATGAAAGAGCGTTTCATAACAGAGCAGCGTCTGCAAGCAGAACATCAGCTAGACAAGAATAATGTAAAGCTTGAATCAGTCGAGAAAGTGCTTGATTTAGCGCTAAAAAAGAAGGAACTCGATACCCCTATTCAAATGCCAAAAGAGCCAAGCGCGGAGCCTAAGAAGCCAAGAAAAACCAGATCTAAGGTATTAAGAGACAAGAACGACAATATTTTAGAAATTATTAACGAGGAGATAGAATAGAATGTCAGCAAGTAACACAACAGAAAACGATTTAGCGTCTTATATTTTTGATAGCGCCACCCCGTCATGGGATGGTAACGCTAACTTTTTTATTAGATTGCATAGTGCCGATCCAGGCGAGGCAGGAACAGCCGTGACAAACGAAATATCATACACTGGATACGATGGTGTATCTATTTCAAGAACAACAGGCTTCACGATATCAGGCAACGAGGCATCAAACACAGCCTTAGCACAGTTCCCGCTATGTACAGCAGGCAGCGCAACGGCCACATATTTTAGCATTTGCACAACTCAAAACGGCGCAGGACAGATTATTGTGAGCGGTGCTTTATCAGCATCATTATCAATATCAGCGGGTATACAACCGCAGTTTAACGCAGGCGAATTAGATATCGTTATAGACTAGTATGGCATTAGCTAATATCAAACAGATGATAGACGCGGAACTTGAAGGGAGAGTCAGGCGAAACACTTGGCGCAAAACTCCTTCGCAAGTAACTACTGCAGGCTTTTGGTTTGATTTGTCTATGTCGCCAGGGAATCCGCCACCTAAGTATTGGTTTGACGCACCGCCTTTGATTGCAAAAGTAGTTAGTCAGTCACTAGACGGTGGAATATATCACGGCGCTAACACAACGCCTTTACAGCAGTACTTAAGGCTTATGACGTCTTTAACTGCGACGGTAACAGCGCTACCAATGCCCATCTATTTGCTTGATTACTTGCTTTATTATCCTAGTTGCGATGATTCAACTACAGACGCGCAAGTAATGGATAATACCGTAACATTACCAAGGTACACAGAGGGTAAAGGCGTACAGATGCTAGCGGTATCAGTAGCAGGTAGAACGGGCGGCCAGCAATTCTTTGTTAATTATACTAATTCCGATGGCGTGGCGGGCAGAACTTCGCAAACGGTTAGGCAAAATGCAGCATCGGCAATCGGCACAGTGCAATGCGGAAGTCTTTCAACAGCAGCAACTTCAACGCCGTTTATTGGACTACAAGATGGTGATAGCGGAGTTAGAAGCATTGATTCTGTGACTATGGTAGGGCCAGACGTAGGACTATTCACATTAATTCTTGTGAAGCCAATAGCACAAACGCAAATAAAGGAAATTACAGCGCCTTACGAAAAAGATTTTTTCTTGAGTACAGGAGCTGTACCAGAAATTGAGGATGATGCTTATTTAAATATGATTTGCTTGCCTAACGGAAGTTTAGCAGCAACGGCTTTGATAGGTGATTTAAAAGTAATTTGGAACTAAAGAGGACATATGCCAGGATTTACTAGTAACGATGCGATTATATCAGCTCTAACAGCGGGGCAAACTTACAGAGCTAATTGGGGTAAGAACTTCAATCCGACAACAGCAGCCGTTGCGAATGAATGGCATACGCTATTTAGAGGCGCAGGAAATCCGCCAGCAGACGCATTATTTAACACGGGCACAAACTTAGCTTTCCAAGCCGTAAAGGATAACACTACATCAGCAGGAGCCTTGCAACACGGCGGCAACGTACAGCCGACATACTACAAGTATCTACTAAACGGATCGGCGGTATCAGCAGCAGCGACCGTAGTGCCCTGCACAGTCGCATTAGTTGACGTTGTAGGATTTTACCGAGTCACATCCGTTACAACTACAACAGCACAAGCAACAGCCAACACGCTTTCCCAATCTGATACTTTTACGGCAGACGCGGGAACAGATACTTGCACTTATACGAGTACGGCAAATATACCGAGTAACATTCTGCTAGGTACTAGAGTTAGGCTAACAAGCTCAGGAACACTACCTGCAGGACTAGCGCTAGCGACTGATTACTATGTGATCAAAGTAACAGACGACACTTTTCAGCTAGCTACAAGCTACGCAAATGCAGTCGCAGGCACTGAAATAGACATCACATCGGCGGGCACAGGCACGCATACGATTACTTGGTTATTACCTCGTTACACTAACGGCGCGGGCGTTAATGCAATCTATTTTAACTCAAATGCTACGCCACTAGGTGCGGCTACTCCGAACTTAGCTTTAGGGTATACCAACAGCGCACAAGCGACATCTAGAGCAACGCCAACGGTTTTACCGATTGGAAAAACTGCAGCCGCAAATAGCATTGTGCTATATACAGGAGCAACGGGCACAGGAAAGTATAACTATCAAATGCCGCTACAGGCAGGAGACGCGGGCATAGCTGAAATTAACACTATCCAAAACTCAATATCATATGTATCGGGTGAGTATTCAGTAGCATTAATTAAAGAGATAGCTAGATTCCCACTATCGACTTTAGGCTTGGCAGCGGAAAGAAACTTTCTGTACGAGATGCCTTCACTACCTAGAATTTATGACGGAGCCGCGCTGTATTTTATGGTTGGCTCAGGTGTCGCAACTCCTGCAAGTTCAGCCTTCAGCGGTCATTTAGATCTAGTATGGGGATAAATGCTACTAGGCAACTACAACGTATTCAATAAAAACCCTGGAAGATGCATCGGGGGTTTGACTGATCCTACTTACTTTCTAAAGAATTCAACAGCTTATAATTTCTACACGGGCGATCATGTCGTAAGCGGCGAAACTGATAAATCAAGTTTTAGCGGTGGATACTTGCCGCCGTACACTTGGACAATAGCGCCGAAAGCGGGCGGCTTATCAAGCCATAGAGCAACTAACATAACTTTCGATGATTTGGCAGCGCTAGCAGGCGGCTTGCCAGGATCAGGTAGCAGCACAATTACATTTAGTCAAACTGGTACAGGCGGCTTAATCGTATCGGGATCGGGCAGCGCAACAATAACATTCAGTTCCACAGCGGTTATTTTGTCAGTAGCCAGTGCAAGCGGTAGCGTAACGATTACATTTAGCTCTACGGCTGAAATCGGGGCGGAGGCAGGGCTTACAGGCACAACCTCAATCACTCTATCAGGTACAGCGCAAAGCTACGCAATCGGCTACATGGCGGGCTTATCAACTTCAGAAAACGAATTTTCACCAGCGGCTTTAGCATCAGCAGTCTGGGATGCATTAACAGCAGACTACAACACAGCGGGAACAATGGGCGCAGCGATGTCAGCGGCAGGCGGTGCGGGTGATCCATGGATTACTAACCTACCTGGTACTTACGTTGCAGGCCAGGCGGGGTACATCTTAGGAAATCAGGTATTAACAGAAGACGATTTGAACGCAATAGCCGACATTGTTTTAAGGCGAGCGACATCGAACATAGAAGCAAGCTCAGACGGGGACGCGCTATCACTTAGAAGCTTATACGGCATGATTGCGCAGGGCGTACATAAAACAAGCATATCCAGTAACACGCTAACAGTAACGAAATCGGATGAGGTAACAACTTTAGGAACTAGAACTATTGTAACTAGCAATACGGCAAAACCAATTGTTAGTTTTGATACTGATTAAATAAATGGGTGGATTTCAGAATCATTTATACGCGCTTTACGGATTGCCCGGCGGTTTTATATCGGGATCAGTTCCTATCCGTGATGATTACGGGGATACAGGCGATCCAGATTGGCATGATGATTATGACAAAAAGAAGCGCAAGAAATTTAAGAAGGGAAATTTCCTTACAGTCGAGGAAATGAAAGACAATAAAAGGCTAAAACGACAGCAAGAAGAAGAATTGATTCTATTATTACTTAAAAAGGACTTTGACGCATGACGATTAAAAGCAAGATTCATAACTATGGCGATGAAAACGAATCGGAATGGCCCTCTAGATTCGGCACAGGGGAAAAGGGCATCTTTAGATTCGGGGAAGTTTATCAGCCTAAGATTTACGGGCAAGCGCCGATAGCTATCATGGACTCAATGCCAAAGACTTATCACGAAGGGGCATGCAGGGAAGTAGAATCAAGAAAGGAATGGAACAGGCTTGATAAAGAGCATGGTTGTATAACATTTGGAAGCCAGGAAGAAGCGCAGCGACCGCTTAAGCAAAGAATCAAAGAAGAAAAAACAGACTACAAAAAAGGCTTAAGAAAAGCCTCAGAAACAGCGCTCCAAATGCATCGGGAAAACCCTAGAGAAATGAGCCAGAAGGTAGCAAAACAAAGGGAATTACAGGAGCGAGTAGCAAAGCAAGAGGGCTTAGACAAATCAATTGATTCAGCAGTATCAACATCATTAAAAAAGGTAAAATAATATGACAGACGAATTAGTAAGCACAGCAACGCATGAGGGTGAACAACCTGTAGTAGAAACTGCAGTAGTAGAGCAACCAAAAGAGGAAGCAAAAGGCTTATCTAATCGGGAGGCAATGCAAGCCGCGATTGAAAAGCATAAGCCCGAAATAGTTTATAAAAACAGAAAAAGCGAGGAAATCAATGATAAATCTATCCCGACTAAAGAGGAAGTTAAAGCGGTTGTTTCTGAAGATGTTGAAGCACCTAGAGGCTTTAATAAACAAGAAATAGAGGCTTGGAAATCTAAGGATATTACAGCTATTCAAAAGGCTTACAGGCGTGTCCATGATGAAGCGACACGCGAAATGAACCGGGCGCAATCTGAAGAAAGAAAGGCAAGAGAAGAAGCGCAGAAAGTTTCTGAAAATAGTAAGCCTATAAAACAGATGGCTGAGAATGTTAGAGCTTACTTAGCAGCAAGAGGTGAAGAAGATTTACCGGATGAGGCAAAAATAGCACAAGCCTTGCAACTTGTTAATGAAATGCGAAAAACAGACAAGGCGGCAATCAAGGCAGAATTACGAAAAGCGGGAATAGATCTTGATGCTCCAGACGGAGTTGTAAATAATTCACATAACCCAGAAATAGATACTTTACAAAAAAGATTAGCGGCCCTAGAACAAGAGAAAGAGGCACAAAGATTTAATTCCTTCGTCAATCAATTTGATGGAGTCTTTAAAAAACTAGGTGCTGAAAAAACTAGGACGGGCGATCCTGTTTATCCCGACATTCTTGATGGAAGCGATCGGGCAAACAAAATAGCCAAAAAAATCGGATCTTATGCACTTAATCCCGACTTTGTGGAAGGGGTTAAAGAAAGATTTCCCGAAGCTGATTTCTCAGTAATAGCAAGAGAAGCCTACATATTTGCAGGCGGCAGAATCGGGGGACAAGCAGCATCAGTACCCAACAACAATAATCAACAAATAGAAAAACAAAGGCGGGCAGCCGCTTCAACTCCTGGAAAACCAGCAGTTCGAGCAGATGTTTCAACTCTTAAAGGCAAGCTAGGTAACAGAGCAGCCGCAAGAAAAGCCTTAGAAATACACGGTTGGGAGAACTAGACTACACTTAAAAGAAATCTCCCGGCTAATTAAAGGGAGAT